ATGGACCACCTGCCCGTTCCCCGAACCCCGTCCGTCGTGCGTCTCCCGGACGGCACCCCCGCCTACAGCGACCACCTCCCCGCCTCCTACCAGCCCGCCAACGTGGTGCCGCAGGTCGTCCACGTCCATCAAGCCCCGCCCGACCGGACGGTGCAGCGCCTCGCGCTCGGCTCCGGCATGGGCGCCGGAGCCGTCGCCGCGGGCGTCTACTTCGGCCCCCTTCTCGTCGGGGTCCTCACCGCGATCGCCGCCAACTTGGCGTTCCTCGCCCTGATCGCGTCCGTCTGCGCCTGGGGCGTGGTGACTGTCGTGAAGTCGGTCGGCGGCTCGGACGGCAAGGCCGCCGCCGGGGCGGTGCGCAGGTCCCGGCGGCGCGGCTGATGGCCGCCGCGATCGAGCACTTCCACTGCCCGACCTGTCACCCCCGTCTCGTGCGCGGGGTGACCCCGGCTATCTGCGGGGCGGTCATCCCGCCCCCGATCGAGGGCCGGGGCACCTCCCAGAGGTGCGGGCCGTGCAAGAAGGCCCTTGACCAGCACCGCCCCGGCCACCACTGACCCGGACCAGAGAGGAACCCCGCATGCCGTTCAAGGCAGGTGACAAGGTGCGGATCGTCTCGTGCGAGGACGACCCGCGCGCGGCCGGCAGAACCGGCCGGATCGTCGACGAAGTACCGCCCGGCCCCCTCACCGGGGGCCGCTGGACCGTGCACGGGATCGGGCTGCTGATCGGCCCCGCCCTGTGCCACCCCCACGAACTGCGGCCCGCCTGACGACTGCCCGCGCCACCCCCTGGGCACCACGCCCCGGAGGTGGCAAGGGGAGCCGGACAGCCCGGCCCCACCCTCTGGGAGGCCACCGTGCACAGCTACACCCGAGCCGAATCCCGCGAACGTTCCCGCCTGTTCCGCAAGGGCTTCAAGCAGGCCCTCGCGGACTGCGTCGACCCGCACGTCACCCGGCGCATCGAAGCCATCGACCGGGCCGCCGCCGAACGCGGTGCGCTCGAACTCCGCGCCCTGCACGACGTGCAGGCGACCGCCCGGCAGGACCTGGCCAGGACCAAGGCCGCCGAGCGCACCGCCCCCCGCGCCGACAAGCCCGCCGCGAAGCAGGCCCGCAAGGAAGCCGAACAGCGCGTACGCCTCGCCGAGCGGGCCGTCCAGAAGGCTGAGCGCGGCTGAGCGGGGGCGGCCGAACCCGGCCAAGGAAACCGGCCGCCCCCATCACACCCCACCCAAGCCATTGATCAGGAGAGGCACGTTCATCATGACCGAACCCGCCATCGCGGACCCCGGAATGGGGACCGTGCACCACCTCGACGACCACCGCCCCACCCCGCCGGCCGAACCGGTCACCCTGGTCAAGGACCCGGCCACCGACCAGACCAGCACCCCGGCCTCGGCCGTCCCGCAGGGGTCGCGGGTGGTCCGCACCGCCCGCGCCCTCCGCACGGCCGCCACGCACGAACGAACGCGGGCGACTGGCCGGTTCACCGTTCGCCACGGCATGTACGTGGTCGGCGGCGGGCGGATCGTGGCCCGGCGGGCGTGGGAGGGCCGCACCGCCGCCCGCTACGAGCGAATGTTGCGAGCGGCTGAAGCCGCGGGGAACCTCGACCTCGCCACCGAGTGGGAAGAGCGCGGCCAGCGGTTCCGCGCCGCACGCCACCAGCGCCGTATGGACTTCCTGTCGGCTCCGGTGAAGGCGGCCAAGGGGGCGGCGGCCGGGCTCGGCATCACCGCCGGTGGCCTGCTGCTCCTCGGGATCATCCTCGCCGTCGCCAACGAGAACTTCGCCGACCTCGCCACCCCGACCCTGGCGTTGATCGAGCTGGTCCGGTGGATCGTCGTCATCATCACCGTGGTGTGGGGGCCGCTGGTCGCCCTCGGACCGTGGGCCGCCTTACTCGCCCTGTGGGGCGTGGGCCGTCACCAGCAGGCCGCACCGCAATGGGTCCTCCCGGCCCGCACGGCGGACGCGGGTGCGCCGATCACCCCGTCCGTCGTCGTCACCGCCCTGCGCGACCTCGGCATCGCCCCGCTCAGGCAGGCGGTGAAGGAGATGGGCGATGCGGGGGCCGCGATGCTCGGGCCGATCCGGATCGCCGGATGCGGCGTCGAAGTCGACGTCACCCTCCCCTCCGGCGTCGCCACCAACGAAGTCCAGAACCGCCGGCGGAAGCTCGCCGAGAACCTCGCCCGCCACGAACACGAAGTGTTCATCACCATCCCGCAGGCCGCCCGCACCGTCCGGCTCTGGATCGCCGACAGTGGGGCCCTGGACGAGCCGATCGGCCCCTCCCCGCTCCTCACCGACACCACCCTCACCGCCGACTACACCAAGGGCCGCGCCCCTTGGGGCCAGGACCTGCGCGGGGATGCCGCCCTGATCAGCCTCTACCAGCGCCACATGCTCATCACCGGGCTGTCCAACCAGGGCAAGACCGCCGCCCTGCGCGCGCTCGCACTCTGGCTCGCCCTGGACCCCCGCGTGGAGTTCCGGGTGGCGGACCTGAAGGGTGTCGGGGACTGGGGCATGTTCGACGGCCTCGCCACCGTGCTCATTCAGGGGCCGACCGATGACCACGTCATCGAGGCAACCGAGATGCTGGAAGACCTGGTCACGGAGATGGAACGCCGCATCCAGGCACCGCCCGGCACCGTCTTCACGCCGCTGATTGGCATCGTGGATGAGGCGCAGGTCGCGTTCATGTGCCCGGTCGTCGACAGCGCGAAGCGGCCCTACGGCGGGTCGAAAGCTACGGCCCGGTACTTCATGGCCGCCCGGAAGATCCACAACCAGGGGCGGGCCGTGGACGTGCTGCTCTACCAGGGCACCCAGGACCCCACCGACCAGAACCTCCCCAAGCTGGTCCGCGAAGGCGCACACACCCGGGCGTCCCTCGCGCTGGGCACGGAGTCGCAGGCCCGCATGGCGCTGGGGGACAAGGCTGTCGATGGCGGGGCCGCGCCGAACCTGCTGCGGCCGGGCCTGGACAAGGGCACGGTCGTCGTCGCATCCGACGGGATCAAGATTCCCGCCGGGCAGGCCGCCCTGACGGTGCGGACGCACTACATCAGCACCGACGACGCCGCCGAGATCGCCGAGAGGGCCAAGGCCCTGCGCGACGGCGTCACCACCCTCCACGCGGTCGACCGTGGTGAGGAGCGTGACCCGCTCATGGACGTGCTGACCGCCCTGGGAGATGCCTCCCGCGTCCTGACCACGGACGTGCTCAAGCGGCTGACCGCGCTGAGCGAGGACGCCTACGGGACGTGGTCGCACCTGGACCTGAAGCGGGTCCTGGACGGCACCGGGGCCGAGCCCTACAAGTCCGACGGCCGGATGGTCATCGCCCGGGACCGGCTCTTCCGCCACCTCGCCAACCGCGACACCGATGGTTCCGCTTCCGCCGCCGAGTGACGGGGAGTCGCACCCCGTGGGGTCAGGGAGGCAGGGAGAAGTCCCTGACACCCTCCCTGACCCGCCTCCCTGGCCCTGACCAGCAGAAATGATCTGTCAGGGAGTCAGGGAGGCACCGCAGGTCAGACCCCCGAAACCCTCTCCACACACACCCCGGCAGGGGGTGCCCAAGCCTCCCTGCCGCATCGACAGCAGGGATTCCGGATACCGCCCGGCAAGCCGAAAGCGGCCCCTCTCACGCCAATGAACCGGGGCCGCTCTCGTCCGCCAGTCACACAGAACTGGAGACATTCATCATGACTCACCCCACCCCCGTGCGGGAGGCCGCACGCGTCGTCGCGATCGAGGCCGCCCGCGCCTACGTCGCGAACATCGGCCCCATCGACCTCACCAACCCGGGCGTCCTCGTCGGCCACCTCATGGCCGCCGAAGCCCTGCTCATGGAAATCGTCGCCGCGCACGACGAGCCCACCGGAGCCGCGGCATGAACACCAACCTCCTGACCGCTGCCCTGGACGCGGCCGGGCGCGACTGGCACGTCTTCCCGCTCCGCCCCCGCGACAAGCGCCCCGCCCTACACGGTGAGACCGCCTGCACCGGTACCGGCGACTGTTCGACTGGTCACCGGAAGTGGGAGCAGCGGGCCACGACCGACCCCGACCGCATCCGCGCCGCTTGGTCGGTGGGACCGTTCAACGTCGGGATCGCCACGGGCCCGTCCAGGCTAGTCGTGGTGGACCTGGACCCGGTCAAGGCCAAGGACCCGAAAGGAACGCCTGACGGCGTCACTTCCCTGCAAGCGCTCTGCGAGCGCGCCGGGCAGACCCTCCCCACTACCTACCGAGCCCGGACTGCGAGCGGTGGGCACCACCTGTACTTCACCGCCCCGCCCGGGGTGCGGCTCGGCAACAGCGCGGGCAGGCTCGGCAAGCACATCGACACCCGCGCCCACGGCGGCTACGTCGTGGGCGCCGGGAGCAGCCTCCCGAACGGTGCGTACGACGTGGTTGACCCCACCGCGCCCGTACCACTCCCGGAATGGCTGTGCGGCCTCCTGGCGCCCCGTCAGTCGACACGGGCATTGATGGCCGCACCCGTGCCGGTTCGGGCCTCTCGGTACGCCGCAGCGGCTCTCAGGGCCGAAACAGCGGCCGTGGCCGGGGCTGGGGAGGGGTCGCGCAACTGGACACTGGTGAGGGCCGCCCGCGCTCTGGGGCGGTTCATCCCGTCCGGCGACCTCGCCCGCTATGAGGTCGAGCAGGCTCTTAGTTCGGCGGGATTGGCGGCCGGACTCCGTGAGAACGAGTGCCGCAGCGCTGTGGCCAGCGCTCTGAACTGGTCCATCGCCAACAACCCCGGGCGGCCGGCATGACCACCGCCCCGAATCTCCGCCTTAAGAGCCTGCCTGCCGCTACGAACACCCCCCGCCCCGCCAACGTCGCCGCAGCACGGATTACCGGTGGCGAGCCGAAAGGCGTCGGCCGCAAGGCCGTCCCCGTTGCTGTTCTCCCTGACCCACACCCGATCACGGTGACCGGCATCCGCCCCGGCCTCACGGTGCGCGGTCTCGGCCGCAACCAGACTCCCGCCGCTGACTGGCTCTGCTCCTGCGGTCACCACGAACGCGCCTGGGGTCGCCGCGCCGTCACCGAACTCACCACCCGCGCATCCGTCGGGCACTGCCCCCACAACACCCCCGCCACCGGGAGGGCCGCCGCATGACCGACTCGGCATCCACCACACCGCCCATCGACGGAGCCGCGCTGCTCGACGAGGTGGAGGCATTCCACCGCCGTTTCAACGTCTTCCCTAGTGAGGCCGCGTTCGTCGCGGTCGCTCTGTGGGACGCGCACGCTCACCTGCTCGACTGCTTCGACTCCACACCCCGCATCGCCTTCCTGTCCCCCGAACCGGGGTCCGGGAAGACCCGGGCGCTGGAGATCGTGGAAACCCTCGTCCCGCAACCCATGACGGCCGTCAACGCGTCCGCCGCCGCCTTGTTCCGGTCCGTCTCCGCAGACAACGGCAAGCCCACCATCCTGTTCGACGAAATCGACACCGTCTTCGGGCCCAAAGCAGGAGACAACGAGGAATTGCGCGGCTTCCTGAACGCCGGTCACCGCCGTACCGGGGTCACCTACCGGTGCATTGGTGACGGGGGGCAGCAGACCGTGCAGGCCTTTCCCTCGTACTGCGCAGTCGCGGTCGCCGGTCTCGGCTCACTCCCGGACACGATCATGAGTCGGGCCGTCATCGTCCGCATGCGCCGCCGGGCCCGTAACGAGAAGGTCGAGCCCTTCCGGGCCCGTATTCACGAAGCCGAAGGACACAAGCTCCGGGACCGGCTCGCCCAGTGGGCTGAACACGCCCGCGGCTTCGTCATGGGCGCCTGGCCGGACATGCCCGACGGGGTAAGTGACCGGCCGGCCGACGTGTGGGAACCGCTGCTCGCCATCGCCGACGCGGTCGGCGGTCACTGGCCCGAGCGGGCCCGCGCCGCGTGCGTGACCCTCGTAACTGCCTCCCGTGCCAATGACAAAGGCAGCATCGGTGTCCGGCTGCTCACCGACCTGCGTGACCACGTCATGGTCGGCATCGACCGCCTGCCCACAGTCGCCATCCTCGACAGGCTCAACGCCCTGGACGACGCGCCGTGGGCCGACCTCCACGGCAAGCCACTGGACAACCGGCGCCTGTCCAAGATGCTCGCCGAGTACATGACGGCCGACAACGAGCCCATCGCCTCCCGCAACATCAAGACCGCCGGGAGCGTGCTCAAGGGCTACTACACCGCCGATCTCTGGGACGCCTGGGCCCGCTACTGCCCCCCACCCCCGGAAAGTCCGCTACCTCCGCTACCCGGCACCGAGAACACAGTCTGACCAGCACTAACACGGTAGCGGCACCCGGTCTCGGTTGCCGCTACCCATCCGCTACCGCTACCCCCTCCCGCTACCTCCACCAGGCTCCTGACCTGCGAGGTAGCGGCGGTAGCGGAAGTAGCGCCCCTGACAGGTAGGGGCCCCAGCCCCTCTTTCGCTCTGCCCAGGAGGCAGTGACCCATGAGCGCCCCCCTGTCCACGACCACCGAGGCCCTGACCGTCCCTGAGGTCATGCGCGCGCTGCGTCTCAGCCGGTTCAAGGTCTACGACCTCATCCGCTCACGCGAACTCAAGAGCATCAAGATCGGCCGGTGCCGCAGGGTGCCCGCCGATGCCCTCCGCACCTTCATCGATCACCAGTTGGAAGAGGCCGCCTGATGGCACGCAAAAGAAATCCGAACGGCGCAGGCAGCATCTGGCAGCGCAAAGACGGCCGTTACGAAGCGCGCGTCTATGTTCCCCAACCCGACGGGACACGCAGGCGCAAGACCGTCTACGGCAGCACCTGGGACGAGTGCGACGCCAAGCGGCAGGAGCTAGTCCTACGCGACCGGCAAGGCATCCCAACGCCCACCCGCTCCGCCAAGCTCTCCGAGTGGCTGCCCTACTGGCTGGAGGAGTTCGTCAGGGACGACCGCAAGAAGACGACGTACGCCAAGTACGAGACGCACGTGCGCCGCTATCTGATCCCGCAAATCGGCTCTAAACGACTGGAGACCCTTGGGGCCGCCGACGTGCGACGCATGCTCACAGCCGTGACGGCACAAGCGTCGGCTGCGACAGCCAAGGAGTCGCACCGCGTTCTCCGCAGCGCTCTTACGGCCGCATGTCGCGAGGAGCTGATCACCAGGAACGTAGTCAAGCTCGTCCCGGCCCCCCGGGTTCAGTCGCGAGAGCTGAAGCCGTGGAACCTGGAGGAGACGACGACGTTCCTGGAGGCCGCGAGGAAGGATCCGCTGTACGCGGCGTTCGTGCTCGCCGTAGCTTTGGGGCTGCGGCGAGGAGAGGTCCTTGGACTCCGCTGGTCGGACATCGACCTGGAGCGCCGCACTCTCACCGTGCGGAACCAGATCCAGCGGGTGCAGAAGGAGCTCTACGCGGACTCCACGAAGAACCGCCGCACGCGCGCCATCCCCGTACCGCTCATGTGCGTGGCACCGCTGCGCTGGCAGCGGCTCCGCCAGGGTGAGCAGCGTCTCGCCGCAGCGCACGCCTGGATCAACAGCGACTACGTGTTCACGACCAGGACCGGGCGAACGATCGAGCCGAGGAATCTCAGCCGGTCGTTCGAGCGCATCACGGAGGACGCTGGACTGCGCCGCATCCGGCTGCACGATGCCCGGCACGGGTGTGCCACGCTCCTGTTCGCCGCAGGTGTGCCGGCGCGGGTCGTGATGGAGATCCTGGGGCACTCGCAGATCGCCGTCACGATGAACATCTACACCCACGTTTCTGACGACAAGCGACGAGAGGCCATGGGACACATGGACCGTCTCCTTCGACGCCGCCGCTGATGTCTAGGCTCGCCTCTCGTAGGCCCTGCTACGGGAGGCGAGCTTCAGTCCACGGGGCATTCGGGTAGAACTGGGGGTCTTCGGAAACTGGTAGATATCCCCCAACGACCCCTGCACACTGTGCATATGCCGAGTACTGATGCCCAGTTGTCAACCATCGCCAATTGGATCGACAGCGCAGCGCTGTCCGAGACACCCCTTCAAGCTCACAGGGAATTTAACGGAAAGATCCCTATTAGCGAGCACGAAGGCCCAGTGGAATCCGTTGGAGGAATTTCGGCGACCAGACGGGCAGCCGCCTGGGCTTTCGCGTACCATGTTCAAGTTGTTGAGAATGACGGCAAATGGCGAGTGCAGATCGTTCCCTACTTCCAAGGGCCAGACAGTCACTCCATACCTCCTCAAGTCCCTGACGTTTCGGATTTCGGCGTAGAAACATGGACAGCACTTAGTGCGAAAGTTTGCTCTCATTTCGGCAAGGCGCGATTGCACCACCTATTGTTCGAAAGAAAGGTTGGGAAAGTACGCGATCACGCCATTCTCGCCGCGCAGTCCTATTTGACTTTGGCGGGAACTTGGGAGAAGGAACTAGACAAAGGGGAATGCCTCAATATAGCGCTTCGCCTGGCGCGTTCGGTAGGAAATCATGACCTCGCCAACAACGTGGTAACTGCGATGCTGACTCTCGCCACCAATGTGATCGCAAGCGATGCACATAAGCCCGGCGCGGCGACTCAAATACTCGGTCCTCTGATCGGCGAGCGAGTTCCACCAAAGGCGTTGCAGGGCCTACTGGACGCCGCCATCGACAGATACGATTCCCCATTCGTCAAAGCCCAATTCTTCAGCCTCAAGCTGCGACTTAACAAGGGGGACGGGGCGCGCAGCGGCATCTACTCTGACCTAGTCCAGATGTGGCTGGACGCAGCAGCTAAGGCAACGGGTCTCGTCCGAGCCGGGCACCTCAAAGCGGCCCTGCAGCAGGCGCAAGCATCTGCGGTACCTCACCTCATCGACCGAGCAGCGAGCTCTCTGCAAACACTACGAAATGAGGACCTGGGACTTAAATCATTCAGCGCCTCTAGCGCCGTGAGCCGGGAAGAGTTTGAGTCCTATCTAAAGCCAGTAGTGGATTGCACCGACTGGCAACAAGCCTTGCTTCACTTCGCATTTACCTACGGCCCCGCAACTGGATCCATAGAGAACACCAGAAAGAGAGCCGCAGAGTACGCGAAACATTCTGTCCTCGCAGACCTAGCCACAATGGAACTCATTGGATCCGACGGACTTCCTAGATTTTCTCCTCAAAGCGACGCCGAGATCGAGGAAGTGCGCCTGACGCGCCAGGAAAGCTTCACCCTGCAACACATGGCCCCTCTGCTGGCCATCGCGCTTCATAGAATCGCAGAGACACACGGCGTACCGACGGAGGAGGACCTAACGAGCTTTTTCGCTCAGGGGATGCTGACTGACGCCGAGCTTGCCTCATCCATTGCGCGATGTTTCATTCGCTATTGGTCCGGAGACACCGAAGGAGCGGCCTTCACCATCGCGCCAAAAGTTGAGACACTAGCCCGAAATCTGGTGCTAGCGCTGGACGCAGGAGTATACAAACTACAGAGAAACGAAAAGCCAGGGCAGTACCCTGGTCTGGGATACCTGCTAGGGGTTCTGCGCACAAAAGACATGGATGAATCGTGGTACCGCAGTATCCTCACAATTTGCGGAAACCCAGCGGGCGGCTGGAACCTGCGCAACGAAATCGCCCACGGATTCATACCTGCCGCTGGATCCCCTGCGGCAGCCCTGCTGTTCCAGTGCGTGATCTACCTCTGGAGCCTCGGCGCGAAGCCGCAGAACGTTGACGCTGAGGTGGAGACAGGAGGCGAGCAAGCCTGACTGCCGTCATCTACTACCGTCAACGCCCCCGCAGCGGCTCGCTGCGGGGGCGTTCTGGCTGGTGGGCGCGGACGGTTTCGAACCGCCGACATCTGCTTTGTAAGAACCCGTAAACCCGGGCCGGGGGCTTCCGAGAACTTCCGAGAGCTTCCGAGTGCCGCTCTCACCTGCGAAAACGGAAAGCTCCGAGAGTTTCCGAGAGCCTCCGAGCGGGGTTTGTGGCATCTACGTGGCATCGATGCGGCATCCGCCCTCACGACACAGCCCGCAACGGACGGCCCTTGACCAGCGCAGCCCGCACTTCCTCCACCAACTCCGGCCCCGCGTGCTGGTACAGCCACGTCACCCGGCCCCCACGCTCGTGCCCCATGATGACCTGGACGTCCTTCTCCGGGACCCCGGCGTCCTTCAGCCTTGTGGCGAACGTGTGCCGCAGATCGTGCACCCGCGGCCAGAATTCCGTGCGGCCCGTCTCCGGGTTCTTCACCTCACGGGCCAGGCCAGCGGCCTTGATGGCGGGGATCCAGTGCCGGCGGAAGTTCGGGCGCGTCAGGACCCCGTCGAGGTCCGTCTTCACCCCGTCCTTGTTCTTCCTCTTGGTCCCGGACAGCGGCCCTCGGAAGATCAGCTCTTCGGCGTGCATCCCATCGCCGATCGCTGACTCCGTGGCGGCTGGGCTCAGCCTCGCCATCATCACCTTCACGGCCTCGACCGCTGCCGGGGTCAGAGGCACCGTGCGGAATCCGGCCCTCGACTTCGGCGCAGCCTTCCTCCGAATCGTGCCACGGTCGTCGATGAGAACTTCCTTCACCTTCACCGTGGCACCGTCGAGGTCCACGTTGCAGGCCCGCAGCCCCGTGTACTCGCCCCACCGCATCCCGGTCTCTTCAGCAAAGACTACGACGGGCAGGTAGTAGGCAGTGAGGTGTTCGCGGATCAGCGCACACTGTGCTGCGGTGGGCGGGATCATTTCGTCGGGGTGCCGGGCTGGCGCCGGGGCCACCTCGATGTCGGTGCAGGGGTTCACGCTGATGCGGCGGTCGCGGAGCGCAGCGACCATCATGTGCCGCAGCAGCTCCAGCACCTTCTTCTGCGTGGCGTGGCCCTTAACCTCGTTGGTGATCCAGTCCTGCACCTGCATCCACGTGATGCTGTTCAGCTTGCGTTTGCCCCACTTCGGCTGAACGTGGACTGTCCACGCGGACAGCTTCCGGTTCTTCGTGGTGATGGACGTGACCTTCACGGTCGGCCACCAGATTGCGTACCAGTCGTCCACGGTGATCGCGCCGCGCTTCGGGTCCTGGTAGGTCCCCTCGCGCACCTGCGTGCGCACCCTGTCCAGGTGGGCCGTGGCTTCCTTCTGGGTGGGGAAGACGGGCCCGCACTGCTTGCCGTCGGGGTCCCGGTAGCGGGCCTGCCAACTTCCGATGCAGTCGCGCCGGGGCTTCCGCTCGCCGTGCTTGTCGACGGGGTAGTGCTCGATGCAGGCCTTGCAGCCGCAGCCCTTCTCTCGTAGCTGTCGCGGGTTGTTCGTGGCTCTACGCGCCATGGGTCACCGCCTGCTCTCCTGTCCTCTGCTGTGGGATCCGGGGAGCCAGGTCGAGCGGCTCCCCGCAGAAACAGCGTGCACCGAACTGGGGCTGTGGCACTGCCAGTTCGGAGAGAATCGCCCGTACGGCGGTGACCGTGCGTTCGCGGTCGAGGCCGGTCGGCAGGGCGATGGTCTGGGTGGCGGCGTCGTAGGGCCGAGCCGAGCCGATCGGAGCGTATTGGACGCGAATACACATGCGGACCCCCGTGTACGCAGGCGGGATGGGATACCTGCGGTCGATGAGGGGAGGGCATCGGCCGTGCGAACGACCGTACCTCTCAGTCGTTGATTATGCGACCACTGTTACACAAGATGACGCCCCATCAGGCACAGGGAGTGACGGGGTCCATTTAGCGGAGACTCACGACAGGGCGCGACGGTTGTGCTCGTTCAGCGCGCGGAGCTCCAGCTCCTTGATTTCCTGCTGCTCAGCGGTGAGGCCGCGGAACAGTTCGAGGAGGCGCTCCTCGGCGGCCGGCGCGAGGGGGCCAGGGATCTTGCGGCCGGCGGCGGCGAAGATCTGGTCTTCGGTGAACTTGGGGTAGGCCGCAGCAAGGGCGCGCAGGGCGTCCGGGCGGGGCTGCCGCTTCCGGTGGACCCACGTGTTGACGGTGGAGACGGACACGCCGATGGCTGCTGCGATCTGGCTGTCGTTAGCGCCGTACTCGTCCTTGAGGCGCGCGAGCAGCTGCGCGAGGTCTTCGGTGGGGGTCGCGTCGTCTGTGGCCACGCCTAAGGGTGCCCTTTGATCTCTACTTTTAGCAAGTAAAAGTAGAACCACGACGGAGTCACGCACCGGGCGTGACCTCCCCGTCACGCGCCCGCGCGCTGGCATATGTCACCACCATAGAACACGCATTCGAATCACGCGACACATCTCGGAAGCCCTCGGGAAATCTCGGAAGTTCTCGTTGACACAACTACGACTGCGACTGTAAAACTGTCACAGCACCTCAGAACGAGGGGCTCACCAACACCGAACAGCCCGAGGTAGCCATGCCCAAGGTGCTCCGCAACGGCGAAGGACAGCCACTCCGCGACGCACTGAAGCGCCAGCACCTCACCCTCGACCAGCTCTCCGAGAAGACCAAGCAGGTCGACCCGGAAGGCAGGGGCGTCAGCCCGGCCACCATCGCTCGACTCACCGGGCGCGGCACCACCGCCCGGGAGCGCACCGAACTCCGGACGGCGTGGCTGATCACCGAGGCCCTCGATGACCGCATGCACGCACTGTTTAGCCGCATGCCGACACATTCGACCGCGACAGTAGAAAGGTCAAGCTCCGATGCCGAAGAAGAGTGAACGCTTCACCACCCTGCCGGCCGGACTTCTTCCCCTGCTCAGCCAGCCGCAGCTGGAGACGTACTACGGCGTCTCCGACTGGACGGTTATCAAGTGGCTCAAGAAGGGGCTGCCGAGTCGCCCGTTCCCCGGCCGTGAAAAGCGCTTCGACCTCGTCGAGGTGGAGGCGTGGATGGCCGAGCAGGACCCGGAGTTCATCGAGGCCGGCACGACCGCACCGTTGCTGGTCGCCGCCTCCGTCTGACCCCGCACAAACCAAGGGACGCCGAGCCATGCCGGGCCCGACGCCCCTACGGCAGTACCTCAACCACTTCAGAAATCGAGGACACCGTGTCTGTACAGACTATCTGCCCCACTGATCTTCCCGCCGGTCACCGGCGCACGGTCCACGTGGACGTGACGATCCCCCGTCCGACGACCGTGCCGAGCGTGTTCCGGGCGGCTGCCCGGCTGCTCGCGGCGAACGGCCACTACCAGGGCGACTACTTGCCCGACCCGTTCAACCGGCGCCTCACGACCCCGGACGCTGAGCGCCCGCTGTCGATCGTGGCTGCGATCCGGTGCGTGGTGACCGGGGTCCCTCGCCGGTTCGCCCCGCTCGCTGAGGAGGCCATCAAGGTGTTGGCCGGTCGGCTGGAGGTCGACGGTGAGCCCGCGTGGAATGACGAGCCGGACAACCTCGCGATCCACGTTGCTGCGTGGGGTGACGTCGAGGGGCGTACGACGGAGTGCGCGGTCGCGGTGCTGTACGCGGCGGCTGACGCTACGGCGGTGTCCCTGTGAGCGCCGGTCCGGGCCCGCTGCGGGTTGAGACGCTGGACGGTGCGGTGTGGGTGCAGGCGGCGGTGACGCGCGCCGGGCTCGGCCTGTACTGCCCGGAGGGCGTCGTGGGTTGCCCGCGCTTCGTGATGGCGACGTTGGCCGAGCTGGCTGAGCACGGGGTGAAGGCGGCCCCGCCGGTGACGGACCTGCCGTCGGCGGTGGCGCTGATGGGTGCACGGCCGATGCCGGTGGGCGAGCCGATGCCCGTCGAGCTGACCGAGCAGCAGCTGGACGCGTTGAGCGCTGCGGGGAACCGTGCGCTGAACGATCACTACCACGAGGACCTGTGCTTCTGCCGGGAGTGGCCGGCCAGCTGCGAGAGCAGCGGTGCCTACTTCATGGGCACGTGGGACACGTCGGCGTTCGACATCGGTCTGCCTGCGGTGCTCGGTGTGTGGGAGCTGCTGCGGAATGACCGGCACGCGGCGAAAGTCGCGGAGCTGCGGGCGGACAACGAGCGGCTGCGGGCCCGGGTCGCCGAGCTGGAGGCTGCAACGTACGTGGCCCCGTCGCCGAGCTGCACGCGCTGCTACGGAGCTGACGCCGTGCGGTTCGTGGCCAACGGGGGCGTGACGGCTCCGTGCCGTGCTTGCGCGCCGTCCGAGCTGGAGGAGCTGCGGGCCCGGGTCGCCGAGCTGGAGGCGTCCTCCCCGTGGGAGCGGGCGGTGGCTGGGCTGAACGCCCTGGTCGACGCGGACATCGCGTTCTGGATCGAGCCGGACGGGCACATCAGCGGCCCGTTCGGGGACGAGCACATCGAGTGGGACCAGAAGACGAAGCGGTGGGTCCTCACCCACGACGAGGACGAGGGACTGGCCCCGCTGGGGCCCGATGACCCGTGCCACCCCTGCGGTTGCCCGAAGCGCTTCGGCCGGCACGCCGACGGATGCGCCTACTCAGAGTGCCCGAGCTGTGGAGCCCCGGCAGATGCGACCGGGCAACGCATCCCGGAACACCGCACCGGCTGCCCCCTCGACAACGTGACGCCGTCGGGCGGTGCCCTGTGATGGAGCACCCGCTGCCCGCGCTCGTCTGCCTCTCCGTGTCCGCGTTCGCCGCCGGGTCCATCCCCGTGCTGCTCCTCGCCCAAGCCGACCACCTCACCCCCGGATGGATCCGCGCTCTGCCGGCCGCCACCTCCCACGCCGTTCACGCCGCGCCGCTCACGGCCGCCGCACTCCTCATGCTCCTCGGAGGCAACCGATGAAGCTCACCCGTGCGATGCGGTTCTTCCGCTTCCTCACCACCACCCGCCCCCGTCTGATCGGCGGCGCGTACTCCGGCCCGACCCGCGTCAACGTCTCGTCGATCGCTGGCGGGGCCGTCCTCCACCTCGATCACCACCTCTTTTACTTGGTGCTGGAGTTGGCCGAGCAGTTCACCGAGGACCCCAAGGGAATCGGCGAACAGCTCCGCGAGATCGACGCCCTGTCGAACCCGGGCAAGGACTCGCACGCCCGACACGAGCGGGACGAGCTGGTCGACGACCTTCTGACGCAGCTCGGTGGGGCTGAACTGCGGCTGGTTGGCGAGCAGGTGCAGCGGGTGGCGGAGTTGCTGCTCTCGTCGAACGGTGCGGGCACGGTCGTGGCGCTCCCGTCACAGCGTCGAGGTGCCGCATGACCGCCCGCGACAGCCTGTCCTCCCGGCACGGCGGCGCCGAGCCCGGCCCGGCGGCCGAGGCCGACCGGTGGAACGCCGCGAACCCGGTGGGCTCCCTCGTCGTGGCCTACCCCGGGTGCCGCCCCGAGGACGACCCGAAAGCCGAACGGCTCTTCACCCGCACCCGCACCAAGGCGTCCGTCCTGGGCGGCCACACCGCCGTCGTCTGGGTCTTCAGGCACGACGCGTGCATCGCCCTCTCCCACGTCGACCGCGCTCAGGAAGGCGGTGCCGCGTGAGCCGCCGCGCCTGGGCCTGGTCCTTCACCATCACCGCCGTCCTCTGGTCCGTCGTCGCCTTCTCCCTCCTCACGATCCTCGGAGCCGTCACGTGAGCACCCCCATCACCCGGCGGGCCTGGCTCGCCGTCGCCGTCCAGCAGGAGCCCACCCCGGTCACCACGCACCGGGCCGCCGAGCTGCTGACCGCCTCCCCGTGGCCGTCGTCCGGCCGGAACACAGCGCGGAAGGACCTGCGGGCGCTCGCCGCACGCGGTGTCCTCGCCGCCGTCGACACCGCCGGGCGCCGCACCTACACCACGACCACCCCGGAACGGAGCGCCGCCTGATGACCGGACCCGAGCACTACCGCGAGGCCGAGCGCCTGGTGGCCGAGTCGTACACCATCCTCCGGCCCCACGACGAGGGGCCTTGCGAGGCCGACCGGTTGCTGGTCGCCGCGCAGGTGCACGCCACCCTCGCCCTCGTCGCCGCGCAGACGGCCCCGCCCGCGCCGCAGCTGGAGACCGAGCCCGCCGTCGCCTACGTCTACCGCGCCGCCTGGGGCCCGGTCCCCATGGGGACGTACACCAACCAGGCCGCTGCCCGCACGCACTGCACGGTCGACGCCACCAACAACGCAGACGACCCCTCCGGTCTCTCCTTCGACTGGATCGGCGACGAGTCCGAGCCGGACGCACCGTACGAACTGGTCGTCGAGAAGGACGGATCCGAGGAGACGACGGACTACACCGTCACGCGAATCACCGTCGCCGCCGAGTACGACCCGGAGGCGGACGCCTGATGACGAACACCGCGCTGGCCGGGGCGAGCACCGCCCCGGCCGCCGGCCGCCGAGTCACCCCGACCGGCCGCCTCATCCTCTCCGCTGACGCCGACCGCGCGGACTGGCTCACCGCCCGCCGCTCCGGTCTCGGCTCCTCCGACATGGCCGCAGTCCTCGGCATCAGTCGCTACGGCAACGCCCTCTCCGTCTACCACGACAAGACCGGCGGCCTCCCCCTGGAGAACGACGACTCCGAGCCCGCCTTGTGGGGCCGCGCCATCGAGGACACCGTCGCCCGCGAGTGGGCCCGCCGAAACCGGTCCGTGGTCCGCCGGGTCGGGCTCGTCGCCAACGTCGACCGCCCGTGGCAGATGTGCACCCTCGACCGCCGCGTCCTCGAATGCCCCCTCGCCGTCGACCGCGAACGCTGCGCCGTCGAGATCAAATGCCGCGCCGCGTTCAAGGCCGGACAGTGGCGCACCGGCTGCCCAGACGATGTCCTCGCCCAGACCCTGTGGCAGGCCGACGTCTGCGGCTACGACCACATCCACGTCGGTGTCCTCATCGGCGGCAACGACTACCGCCAGTTCGTCGTCCGAGTCGCGGACCACGAGCAGCTCATCACTGATCTGCGGGCCGCCGGGGCGCGGGCGTGGCAGCAGATCACCGACCGCCGCCCGCCGATCCTCCCGCACGACGCCGACCCCGAGGTGCTCCTCGACCTGTACGAGCAGCTGCACCACGACCGGGCCGGGATCGTCGCGATCGACCGCGACGGCGACGCCCTCGACGCGCTGTCCGACTACCTCGACGCCGCCGTCGACGAGCGCGAGGCGAAGGCCCGGAAAAAGACCGCCCTCTCTTCCCTCGTCGGTGTCCTCGGCAGCGCGGACACCGCGATCCAGGGCGGTCACGTCGCCTTCTCCTACGACGAGACGACCCGCGAGCACGTCGACCGGGAGCGGCTCCGCGAGGAGTTCCCCGACGCCTACGCGGCGTGCGTGGAGGACCGGCCGTCGCGCCGTATCAACATCCCGAAGACCGTCCGAGAGGCGCACCAGGCATGAGCACTCTTGCTGAGCGGGCGGCGGCTGCGGCCGGCCGTCCCCACACCACCACCCCGACGGCCGAGGAGCACACGCTCCCCGACACCGCCGAGCAGGCCCCGGCTGTCGACCCGATGGCCAACTACGAGCCGGGCGAAGACGACCCGGACATGGTCCCCGTCCACCTCGCCTGGCTCCGGGTCCGCAAAGAGGTCCGGGCCATCGCGAAGGGCGAGCAGTACAACGGCGGCGGCACCCGGTTCAACTTCCGTGGTGTCGACACCGTGGTCAACACCTTCGGCCCAGTCACACTGCGGCACGGCGTGAACGTCTTCCCCGTCAAGGTCGACGCCGAGTACCGGGACACCACCACGTCCAAGGGCAACAAGATGCGCGAGTGCACGGTCCGCGTCTCGTGGCTGATCGTCGGCCCGAAGGGCGACACGCTGTCGCTCCAGACGCAGGGCGAGGCGCTCGACTCTGCGGACAAGGGGACGGCGAAGGCCCAGTCCGTGGCGCTGAGGGTACTGCTACTGACGGGCGGGCTGACCCCGACGCACGACAAGGACCCGGACTTGTCGGTCATCGAGCGCGGCGAGGCACCGGTGCGTACGCCCGCGTCGTACCGCGACGAGGCCCTGGAGCGGAGCACGAGCCGCTCGCGGATGGTGCAGATCAACGCGGAGGTGAAGCAGCACGGGCTTGCCGGGGTGAAGGTCGTCAACGAGGTCGGTGACGAGGAACCGCTGGCCGGGCTGATCTTCCGCGTGGGTGCTGAGCGGTTCGGTGGTGGCGCATGAGCTGGCACCTCGGCCGCATGTGCGGCTTCGATATCGAGTCGACGGGCACTGACCCGCTGACCGCCCGCATCGTCACCGCCTGCGTCGTCCAGGTCGGCGGCAAGCAGCCCGCCCAGACCGCGAACTGGCTCACCGACGTCGACGGCCAGGAAATCCCCGACGAGGCCGCGAACATCCACGGCGTCACCACCGCCCGCGCACACGCCGACGGCGTCGACCTCCGCCAGGCCGTCGAGGAGATCCTCGGAGCCCTCGCCCAGGTCATCCTCTCCGGAGTCCCGGTCGTCGCGATGAACGCCCGCTACGACCTCACCCTCCTGGACCGCGAGGCCGAACGGTACGGGCTCGACCCGCTGCCGGCCCCGCTGGTGATCGACCCGTTCGTCATCGACAAGCACGTCGACAAGTACCGCAAGGGCAGCCGCAAGCTGACCGCCCTGTGCGAGCACTACAAGGTCCCGATCGGCGACGCGCACACCGCCGATGCCGACGCGATCGCCGCGTGCCGGGTCGCCTGGCGGCAGGGCACCATGCACCAGCCGCTCGCCGCGATGGGCCTGGAGCAGCTGCACCGGGCTCAGGTCGAGTGGGCCGCCGATCAGGCCACGAGCTTGCAGGCGCACTTCCGGAAGAAGGACCCGGCCGCGGTCGTCGAGGGTGCCTGGCCGCTCATCCCCCGCCAGCGGGGTGAGGCGTGATGCCGTTCATCCGCCGCAGCACCCTGCGCACCCTCCAGGCCCGCGTCGAGACGTACGCACAGGCCGCCCGCGACGCACGCCGTGTCGAGCAGTCCGCGCTCGCCAACTGCCGACGTCTCGCCGAGCAGGCGGCCGCGCCGGACGAGACGCTCGCGCAACTCCGTGAAGCGCGCGCCCAGCTCGCCGCCGAGACCCGCCGCGCCGACCGGCTCCAGGACCGCCTCGACGACGCCTGCGGCATCACCACCCCGGCCGTCGACGCCGGAGCCATGTGGCAGCAGAACCGCACGGACAAGACCCACGGAGTGAAGCCGTGACCACAGCAACCCTGTTCGACCAGACTCCCGCGGCCGGGCCGACCACCCGCCCGGCCGCGGTGACCCACCTCCCCCTCGTCATCGGCCTCGACGTCGCCATGGGCACCACCGGCGTCGCCGGCCTCGGCTGGACCGGCCACATCCACACCGCCGCCAAGGGGCAGCACGAGCGCTTCGCCCACCAGCTCGACGGCTGCGCCTCCTTCTACCGGCACGCGGACCTCGTCGTAATCGAGGGCGCCGCCTACTCGAAGAACAACCAGGGGGCCGACGCGCTCGCCGCGATGCGGTGGATGGTCCGCCACGACCTGTGGAAGCGCGGCATCCCGTACGCCGTGATCACGCCGAGCAAGAGGATCACGTACGCCACCGGCAGCACCGTCCACCGCGACGAGACCGGCGCCCGCCTGAAGGGCACCGCCCTGAAGGGCCTGGTCCGGTCGGCGGTCGCCGAGCGGTACGGCATCGAGACCGAAGGTAAGTGGCGGTACGACGAGGCCGACGCCTACGTCCTCCTCGCGATGGGCCTGCACCACTACGGGCACCCGCTCGCCCCGGTCCCGCCCACCCACGCCCGCGCCCTTGAGGGCTGCACCTGGCCCGAGACTGTGGCGGTGGCCCGATGAAGGCCCGCACCGACGTGATCGCCATGCTCCGCGAGGGCCACTCCGACGCCTCCATCGTCCGCGCCCTCCACGTCGACTACAAGACCGTCGCCGCCACCCGACGCACCCTCCACATCCCCCAGCACAAGCCCGGCAAGCCCCCCGCAGCCAACCCCCAGGTGCTGTTCGACCAGCGCGTCCGCCCCGTCGGCGGCGGACACCTCGACTGGACCGGCTACCGCAACGCCGCAGGCCTCGCCGCATTCCGCTGGGCCGGGCGCACCTACACCGCCAGCCGCTTCGCGTTCGAGACCCACTACGGCCGGCCGCCCGTCGGCAAGGTCATCCCGGGCTGCGACCAGGACGGGTGCGTGCAGGGCTCGCACCTCGAAGACCAACCGATGCGCCAGAAGCTCCGCACCCAACTCGCCTCGATCTTCGGAGGGACGTCATGACCAACACCGCGTGGCAGCTTCGCGGGTCCTGCCTGGACGAAGACCCCGACCTGTTCTTCCCACTCGGCACCACCGGCCCGGCCCTCACCCAGGCCGAGGAAGCCAAGTACGTCTGCCGCCGCTGCCCCGTCATGCAGCAGTGCCAGGAGTGGGCCCTCGACAACCGCGTGGAAGAAGGGATCTGGGGCGGCCTCGACGAAAACCAGCGGCGCTCCATCCTGCGCCACCGGTCCCGCGGGACAGCCCCGTTCCGCACTCGGAAACCGATCCCCGCGTTCACCACCCACCGCGAGGCGTACGACCTCATGACGAACGCCATCGACGGCCACGTCCAGTGGACCGGCACTCCCGAGATCCGGATCGGCGATCAGCGCCTCAGCCGCAACCAAATCGCCTGGCACGTCATCCACGGCCAGCCGCCGGTCGGACGCGTCTACCCCGACTGCGACCACAAGGGATGCGTGCAACACCTCACCGACCAGGAGACCCGCAACGCGCGGGCCCGGGGCCGCACCGCCGACATGCCCGTCGCGGCATGACCGGCTACCCGCTCCCCGGCGGCCGGCAAATCACCGGAGTGCTCACCGTCGTCCTCGGCCGCCAGCTCAAGGGCGGCACCTGGGCCGAGCACCCCAAGGCCAAGTACGAGTGCCTCGCCTGCCGCACCACCGAGGGCCCCGTCGTCGGCGCCGCCGCCGTCACCGCGTTCACCCAGACCATCCGCATCACCCACCCGGCCAACTGCCACCCCACCGCCCAGCGCCACCACGAAGGAGCACAAGCCGCATGACCGAGCGCACCAACCCCGAGACCGGCGAGATCACCGAGACCGCGCCCGTCGCCGCGTTCCTCGCCTCCCACCTCAACGGCCGCACCGAAGAGGAGCTGAGCACGGAGTTCCACACCCTCCTCGAAGCGGTCCGCGCCCACGGCAAGAAGGGCCAGATGACGATCACGATCATCGTCGACCCGCCCGCCAACGGCGTCGAGTCCGCGCCCATGCCGATCGGCATCGAGTCCGCGGTCAAGGCCCCCAAGCCCACCCCGGTCAAGTCCCTGTACTTCCTCGACGACGACGGGCTGCCCGTCCGCGAGGACCCCCGCCAGATGGCCATGGACTTCCGCACCGCCCCCGCCACCAACACCTTCAAGGACGCCTGAACATGACCGACATCCAGCCCGTCATCGACACCGCCCTCCGCTCCGCCCCGCCGGCAGAGCTCACCCCGGGCAAGGTGTACGCCTTCCACACCCCCACCGGCGTCCACCAGGTCGACCTCACCGGCCCCGCCGCCGCCCCCACCCGGAAGACCGGCACCACCACCGTCCGCGACGCCGCCAGCTTCCACGCGTACTTCGAGAAGCACGCCGACATCGACACCGAGGTGTACGCCGACTCCGACCGGCTCACCATCACCGCCGTCCTCGACGCCCACCAGGCCGACGCCCCGCGCTTCGGCGGCCACGTTCTCCGGCTCTCCCTCCGCGAGACCGAGGCGTGGAAGCAGTGGGCCACCCTCGACGGAAGGCTCCTCGGCCAGGAGCAGTTCGCCGAGTTCCTCGAGGACCACCTGCCCGAGCTGCTGGAGCCGTCGGCGGCCGAGATGCTGGAGATCGCCCAGTCGATCCAGGGGGCGACGAAGGCCGAATTCCAGTCCTCCACCCGCCTCAGCAGCGGACAGCGCCAGTTCCAATTCGTCGAGACGACGACCGCGAAGGCGGGACAGAAGGGCCAACTCACCATCCCGGAGACGTTCACGATCGGGCTCGTCCCCTTCGACGGCTCCGAGGGCTACAAGCTCACCGCCCGCTTCCGCTACCGCGTCGGCCGCGACGGTGAACTGACCCTCGGCTACAAGCTGGAGCGGCCCGGGGACATCCGGGCCAAGGCCTTCCAGGACGTCGTCACCGCGATCGGCGAGCACATCGACCAGCCGGTCATGAACGGCACCCCCGCCTGATGGCCCGCGCGAGCAGGAAGGGCAGCAGCCCCACCCGCTGCCCTTCCTGCTCCGCACCCACCCTCACCCAATGGGTCGGCGACACCGCCGCAGTACGGGTCACCGCGGACCTCACCCCCCTCACCCCCGCCCAGCAGGCCGAGGCCCGCACCCCCAACCGGCTCATCTGGTGCCTGGTCACCGGCGAACACCGGCCCCTGCGCCTCCGCTGGATCCACACCTGGCACCCCCAGAACTGCCCCCACCCCCACGTCACCGACCACCAGTGCACAGCGCCACCGACGACCCTCTTCTGATCGGAGCCCGCCACCGTGGAGAACGTCCGCCACATGAACCCGCGAGACACGGGCGACACGCACGCCTCGGACAGCGGCGCCATGGACGCAGAGCTCGACGTCATCGGCGGATGCATGCACTATCCACGGCACATCCCCGCCGTGCAGGCCATCCTCAAGGGCAGCGACTTCGTACGCCCCGCACACGAACTGATCTGGGGCGCGCTCACCCACCTCGCCGCCCGCGGGGAACCCACGAACCACATCGCCGTACGCATCGAGCTGGAGAAGCGGAAGGAACTCACCCGCGCCGGCGGACTGAACTACGTCATCGCGGTCGGCGACCACGTCGGCGGCGGCGACCCCTTGTACTGGGCCGAGAAGGTCCGGGCCGCGGCCGACCTTCGCGCCGAGGCCGACCTCGGCCGCCGCATCGTCCAGCAAGCCACCGCCCCCGACGCCGAACCCGGCCAAGCCGTCACCTTCATCGACGACTACCTCCAGCGGCAGAAGGAACGCGCCGCCGGCCGCTCCGGCGACCCCGCAGACGCGCTCCTCGCCGAACTCCTCGACGCCTCGTCGCTGGACAACATGCCCACCCTGGAGCCCCTCGTCGGGGACCTCCTCCACCTCGACACCCTCGCCCGCATCATCGGCCCCTCCGGCCACATGAAGAGCTTCGTCACCATCGACATCGCCGGGCACGTCGGCACCGGCATGAAGTGGCACGGCCACCACGTCCGCCAGGGCACCGTCGTCTACCTCGTCGCCGAAGGCGCCCGCGGTATCCGCCAGCGCGTCCGCGCCTGGGAGAAGCACCACGGGCTGAAGATGACCGGCGTCCTCTTCCTGCCCCGCCCCGTCCAGGCCCGCGGCCCCGAGTGGGACACCCTCATCGAGGCGATGCGCCGCCTCCAGCCCGCCATGATCGTCATCGACACCCAGGCCCGCGTCTCCGTCGGCGTCGAAGAGAACTCCAACACCGAACTCGGCATCGTCATCGAGCGGATGGACGACCTCCGCCGCGCCACCGAAGCCTGTGTCCTCCTCATCCACCACACCGGACACATCGGCGAGCACGGGCGCGGCGCCTCCGCCGCCAAGGGCGCCCTCCAGTCCGAGATGCACGTCTCCAAGAAGGGCGACAACGCCCGCAACATCGTCGTCACCATGAAGGTCGGCAAGCAGAAGGACTCCGAGGAAGGCGCCGACCTTCAGTTTGGGCTGAAGGTCGTCACCCTCGACGGCGAGCACAAGCCCGACGGCCGGCCCGTCACGAGCGTGGTCCTGGAGTCCCTCGACCAGCGGCCCGACGTTCCCGCGATCGGCACGCCCGCCTGGCTGGTCCGCCGCCTCGACACCGACCGTGTGGACATCGCCTGGGGCAGCCCGCGGGTCATCCGGTGGTGCGCCGACCGAGGCATCCAGATGCGGAAAGGCCTCATCGAGGAGGCCGTCCGGATCCGGAAGAACCGGAACAGCTTCGACGACCCCCATATGCGGACGGGGGATGACAACCCGGACACCCACACCGGGGCAGGCCAGGCATACACCCCCGAAGCGGACCCACCCCCGTCCGATTGCACCCGAAATGACCTCCCCCCAGACCTCCCCCCTACAACTTTCAACCAACCTCCCCCCGAAAACGGGGGGACCCCCGGGGAGTTCACACAAAACCCCAGGTCAAACATCCCCCCAACCACGGGGGGAGGCCCGGGGGATGGCCCATCAAAACCTCCCTCCCCCCGCTCCCCCTCTAGGGAGGGGGGAGGTGTGGGGAGCGACGAGGAAAACACCACCCCCACCGCACCCCTCTGCACCATCTGCGGCCACACCCTCCAGCCACTCCGAGCCGAACGCGGATACGACACCCACCTCGGCTGCGACCCCACCACCGGCAGCCACCCCGCCGCATAAGCCCCGGACCAACCAGCCCCCAGCCCAACCACCAGGAGCAGACCCATGACCACCACCGACTGCCAGACCTGGCTCGTCACCCCGGACACCATCACCGCCGTCGACGACGCGGTCGACGCGTACGGCGTCTACGCGAAGGGCTACTTCGAGTGGGTCGACGGACGCACCGCCATCGTCGGCCTCCGCGTCGGTACCGGCCCCGACCGTGTGGTGGCCCGGTTCGGCGACACGCTCGTCCGCCACCCTGACGGCCAGTGGTCCGTCCGGCCGGCCACCGCGTGACCGTCCTCCCGCCCGCCACTTCCTGGAGCAGCCCATGACCATCGACACCACCACTGAAGACTGCGGAGCCGCCTTCACCGAGTACACGCCCACCCCCGGCGGCACCCCCTACCAGCAACTCGCCTTCCTCCGCATCCACGACCGGGCCGTCGAAGCGCTCCTCGCCGGCCAGCACGACGCCACGCAACTCGGCCTCGACGGACACAAGGCCCACGCCCACGCCGTCGACGCCGTCCTCGCAGCAGTCGGCCCGGCCTACGCCGCAGCCGCCATCAACCGCGTCGCCACCGACCTCATCGAGAAGGTCAACGAGGACACCTTCGTGGCGCTCGACAGCATCGCCGCCACGCTCGACCTGGACGTCGTCGAGGACCTCGACGGATCCAACGGCACGGGCGACGACGGCCCGATCATCAGGGTCTTCCGCCGCGCGGACGGCTGGCTGTTTGGCGGATCGCAGACTGCGGAGCCCTGCACCAGCAACCACCACCGGGAGCAGGACGGCCGCCCCGCGTGCACGGCTGACGCGGTGTGGAAGGTCGTGGAGGACCACGGCATGCACCTCACCATCGGCTTCTGGTGCGACGAGGACTTCCCCGCCGAACACCGGCACCTTGCCGAGGGGCTGTGACCCCGGTGCCGATCCGTCCGGAGAACCGGGCCCGGTACCCGAAGGACTGGCCGGCCATCAGCCTCCGCATCCGCACCGAGCGCGCCGCCGGCCGGTGCGAGTGCGTCGGGGAGTGCGGGCGCGGCACCCACCCGGGGCGCTGCCCGAACGTCAACCGCGGCCGGGCGTACGGCACCGGGTCCCTGGTGATCCTCACCGTCGCGCACCTCGACCACACCCCGGAGAACTGCGACCCGGCGAACCTGCGGGCGATGTGCCAGGGGTGCCACCTGCACTACGACCGGGAGCACCACCGGCAGACCGCGGCCGCGACCCGGCGCGCGGCGCGGGAAGCCGCCGGCCAACTCGCCTTCACCGTCCCCGCCGACCCGAGGAGCCCCTGATGCGCATCCGGATCTGCAACGTCCCCGGCTGCACCAACAAACACAGCGCCCGCGGCTACTGCCCCCGCTGCTACCAGCGCTACGTCCGCCACGGCAACCCCACCTACCTTGTCGCCACGGACTACGACCACGCGGTCGTCGAGCGGGCGGTGGCCGGGAACTGGAACGGTCGCATGACCCAGGCCGAGCGCGACGAGACCATCCGCCGCCTCCACCGCCGCGGTCTCACCGACCGGCTCATCGCTAATCACCTCGACATCGGTACCAGCGGCGTCTGCATGGCCCGCTACCGCCTTAACCTCCCCGCGAACCAGGCGCCCGTGGGCGACCGGTCAGGGCGTGCCGCGTGAACACCCACGAACAGCGGTGCCCGCACTGCCGGGCCAAGAACGGCACTGACACGGTCCCCACCGCGGTCGAGCCGATCGCCCTGCCCGACCCGATGCCCGAGCAGCCCACCGGGTTCCGCGTCTACTACCCGGACGGCCACACCCAGGACTGCACTCTCCACCCCGATGGCCGTCTCACCATGACCGCGGGCGGGAGCGACTGGGTGTCGGCGCTCGCGTTCGAGGAGATGGCCGAGACGAGCTGGGCCGGGGTGCACATCGAATGGAACCCCGGGCCGCTGGAACCTGCCACCACCATCCCGGCCGCGGTCGTCCAGGACGCCCTGCTCCCCGCCGCGTGACCACACAGTGCGCCCGCCCGGGTCGTAGCCGGGCGGGCGCCCCACCACCGTACCGATCACCTGGAGCCCCTGATGCCCGACACCACCCCCGCCGTCTGGTCCGACGGTGACCCGCTGATGGAGGCCGTCGCCGCCGCCGTGTGGGAGCAGTGCCGCACGGAGAACAGCATCGTCGTGGACGACCCGCGCAACATCGCGGCGGTCGCCGCCACGGTGGCCCGGCAGCTTCTCGGCACCAGCGCGGCCGAGGGCGCGGTCGTCGAGCCGGAGCCGGACACCGAACTGCGGGACCGGATCGCCGCCGCCATTCGCGCCGAGTCCTCCCGCGTCGACGACCTCGCCCTGGCCGACGCGGTCATGCCCGTGGTGACCGACCGGCTCCGCAGGAACTGGGGCGAGATGCGCGACCGCGTGGCCGAGCTGGAGACGGAGGCGCAGAGGCTGGCCGACGCCGCCCCGCCCGCGCCTGCCGACCGGGCCGCCGTACTCCGCGAGGCTGCCGAGGTGGCCGTGCGCGCGGCCAGGGCCTGCGGCGAGAGCGAGACCGGCCAGTACGCCGCCTCTGTCGCTGCGGGCATCGGCCGGGATCTCCGCCGTCTGGCCGACGAGGCTGCCGCCGGGGTGCAGCAGACCACCGAGGGCGAGACCAAGGCACCCGGCGGCGAGCTGCCCATCGTGGGCTACCGGTCCCACACCGGGAAGATCCTGCGCTGCATCGCCTGCGCCCCGAGCCCGTACCTGATTCGCACCGGCGAGTTCGTCCCGGTCGACTCCGAGGACCTGCCCGACGGGGGGTTCTGCACGTGGCACGAGTGCGGTCGCGACGTCCTGGCCACCCCGCCCGCTGCCCCTGCCGCGCCCGAGGAGCCCACACGATGACCACGCGGCCCCTGCTCTGCACCAAGTGCGGCGAACCCGTCGGCGTCGTCGAGGAAGTCAACTGCCACATCGTCTGGGACGAGGCAGTCATCGACACCACCGGCGTCGTCCGCCCCGCCGAGCAGCACATGGAGTTCTGGAAGGGCGACCCGCACCGCGCGCTCGCCGTCTGCCGCAACCCCGCCTGCCGCCACCACTGGACGCTGCGCCGAGCGTTCGAACCCACCGCACCGACCACCCCCGCCCCTGCTGCCGGGTGATCCCGGCCCACACCACGGAGACCCACATGACCGACACCACCGCCCTCCCCGCCCAGGCCGTCATCGGCCGCCGCGTCGAGTTCGCCTACTACCGCGACCAGACCACCTTCCTGCCCGGCATCATCACCGCGATCACCGACGACCCCGCGAGCCTCCGTGTCCGCCTCGACGGCAAGCGCAACAACGTGGCCTGCCGCCCCGACTACGACGGCATCCGATACCTCGACCAGGTCGTCCCCGTCCCCGCCCTGCCGATGGGGGCGTTCACGCCCACCGTCGATGACTTCGACGGGGCCACCTACGCCGGGGTCCCGGTCTGCCAGCTCGACGACGAGGACATCGTCATCCTCACCGCCGACCAGGACGCCGCCCGGGGCGCGCTCGTCGCGTACTGCAAGGCGCAGGACATTGACCCCGAGTACGCGGAAGACCCGCTGGAAGCCGCGTGGGCGCGCTTCGAGTGGCAGCCCGAGGACGCCGAGTCGGACTGGCAGGTGAGGTTCGACGCCGAGGGCTTCGACGGTGCCGTCCAGATCCACTACCTGCCCGCCGGCTGACGCCCCTGCCCCTGTGGGTGGCCGCCCCACCCGGCGGCCACCCCAACCCGGAAGGACCCACGACATGACCTGCACCACCTGCGGCGCCGAACTCGGCCCCGACTACACCACCGACATCAACGGCGTGCACTGCATCAACTGCGCCGGCCACCCCGACACCCCAGCCGACGGGCTGCGGACCTACACCACCGAGGGGGACTGGTGACCGCCGTGCTGCTCGTCACCGCCCTCGTCATCCTCACCACCGCCACCCTCACCGGACACATCGCCAACCCCCGCCAGGCGCAGCAACGGCGAGCAGCCCGCTCCGCAGAGCAGCAGGCCCGTGCCGGCACCGCCGACCACGACGCCGCCGCCCTCGCCGCCGCCATCCGCGACAGCTGGACCGACCCGACGAAGGAGCCCCGATGAGCACCGAGCTCGACCACCTCCTCGACCGGGCCGAACGCAACGTGCTCCTGCCCGGCGAAGGCGACCGGCTCCGCGAGCTCGTAGGGAAGGTGCGCGGCAACGTCGAGTTCTACGAGGCAGCCACTGCCCGCATGCGCAACCGCGCCGAAGTTGCCACCGTCCGAGCCGACCGCGCCAAGGCCCGTGTCCGCGAGCTGGAAGCCGAGGTCGCACGCCTCACCGCCGGGCAGTGCCTCGACTCCCGCGCCATGTGCGAAAAGCACCACGCCCCGCCCGTCGACGGCTGCCCGTACCCGCGGTGCAAGGCCGCGCGCAACCGCGACCAGCGCGCGCCCGTCGCGCCGGCCGAGCACTGCGGCGACCAGCCGCCGACCGTCGACGGTCTCCACAACGCCAGCCCCACCGAGTGCGTGCTGCGCCCCGGGCACCAAGGCAGCCACGCCGACCAGCACGGCATGCGGTGGTGGCTGGCCACCGAGCAGCCCACCACGGAGGCCTGACCCATGTACCTGTACCTCGTACGCACCGACCCGGTCCAGCAGATCGCCGCAGAGCCCGACACCCTCGAAGCCCTCACGGCCGCCCTGTCCCCACGCACCCAACCGCCCCAGGCCACGCCCGAAGTGATCACCTACCACGCCGCCCACGGCTTCGGCTGGCCCCTCGTCGCCGACCCGACGATCACACCCGGCGTCATTCACTGCCGGCCCACCCCGGGCGCTGCCCCACCGCTCAGCGCCACCGAGGTCATGGAGTACATGCGCGCGCTCATGCCCGCCGACCCGATCAGGGAGCAGCCGTGCGCGCTCTGCACTCACGCCCGCAGCTGGCACGACGGCCTCTGCGCCTGCGGGTGCACGAACTTCACCGACCCCACGGAGGCCTGACCCATGCATCCCACCGACCGGACCCGCACCGTCTGGCTCCACGGCAAGCCCTACTGGTGGACCGCCGAAGACGGGCGCCTCACCCTCCGGCCGGCGCACTGGCTCCTCACCGTCCCGGCCGACCCTCCCCCGGCGCCTGTGCTCGCCGACCTCGTCCAGTGGCTCTCCGCCCGACGTTTGTAGCCGTGGTTCGGAGGGATTGTCAGTGGGCCGTGCGAGGCTGGCCAGCACCCGTACAGCGCACGACGAAAGGCGCCACCGTGGAAGAAGAAGAGAAGAGCCTCAGGGCGCAGGCCCAGGACGCGATCTACACGGAGATCATCGAGAACACGAAGGAACTTGCGGAGTACCGCGGATCCGGCGGCACGGTCAAGGCTCTGAAAGAGCTGGCTGAGGCGTACGCCTGGGTGACTCAACCCGCCCAGCCTCACTGATTGCGCGACCGCGCGCCCACCCCACTCTGTGTCGGGAGGGCGCGCGGTTCTCAGGCGTTGTTGCGTGGGACCCGGAGGGACACGGGCTCGTCCTGCCCGTCCCACACCACCCGGATCACAGCCGGAACGTGGTGCGCCAGATCGCCCATCATCATGAACCGGTACCGCTCGTTCTCACCCAGCGACAGATCCGCTGGCCAGGTCGTCATCGCCGGGTATTCTTCCGCCGTCCGGATGTTCTGAGCCGGGGAAGCCCCGTGGTTGGTCAGAAGGAAGACGCTCCCGGTCTGATACTCAACCCGCAGATCGACCCGAGGCCGACCGGCCTCCTCCTCAGCGGCGCGCCGCTCCTCGGCCTCCCTGCGCTGGTCGGCCAGAGTCGCCTCGGCGACCGCCGTCGACCGCTCCGCCGCGATCCGGGAGAGCTTCGCTTCCTTCACGGACTCCTCAGCGGCGTTGGCCGATCGCCGCCCGTCTCTCTGCGCCCTGATGCTGAACACCAGGGCTATCGCCGCCAGCACGAACGCGGCCCAGGCGGGCGCGTCCCCCCACTCCCACGATGCGGCCCACGACCGCGCGTCTCGCCAGTTCATGAGCGGACCGTACCGCCGAAGCTCAGCCTGCACCCCACTCATGGGCGCGGCCGCCCCGCCACTCCACCCACGCCGGATCGTCCAGCAACAGATCCGGATCCAGCAACCCCGCGTCCGCGAGGAACACCACCAGGTCGTGATCCGAGTGGGCCAGCCCCAGGATCCGCCCCCGCACGGTGACGCGCCGGCCGCCCGTGGACGACGGCCGGTGCACGACGATCGGTGCCTGCTCCATACCCCCAGGGTGCCGCGACTCGTCGGTCACAGCAGCCCGAGGGCCGTGTCCGGCCGGCACAGCTGGCACGCCAGCCCCGTGTCCGCGGCAAGGAGACGCCGGGCCTCGTCCACTGAGATCGCCCGTACCCGCGCGCCCACCGGCTGGCAGAAGCCCTGATGCACCGCGGCCGGGCCACCGGCCGCGCCGATCCCGCCCTGCAACACCCAGTCCGGTGGCGATGCAGGAGGTAGGCGGGCCGCGCGTTCCGCAAGGCGCCGTTCCTCGGCTGCGATCCAGTCGCGGGTGCGGGCGAGGTCCCGTTCCTGGACGCGCTCCAGGAAGCGGAGCAGGTCGAGGCGCGGGACCGCCTGTTCGTTCATGCGTTCGATTCTACGAGCGAGGTGGCGACTGCTCGCCTTCGGGCCTGCCGGCCAAGTCAGTACGCTGCCCCTGCCTCGACTTCCGCCCCGCGAAATACGGGCGCGCCAGCCGATAGTCCACCGCGCTCGACCGGCCGACCGGCACCACGGGCGGGAACCCCTCGTCGGACTTCGCCAGCTGCGAGATGCGCTGATGGGTGATCTTCTCCACTACCCCATCGGTCACCAGGCGCCGGGCCAGCTCCCGGAACGACAGCATCTCGGGCCCTCCTTCGTCGTCGGCCACAGGGCACCATTCTCCCTGACTTCGTTGCCATATGGCAAGGAAGTCGCTACGGTCGTACTTGCCAACAGATCGGCCCCGGGCGGAGTTCGTACCTCTGCCCGGGGCCAGCCATCCCCCTGTGTCACCAGGAGGTATGACCGTGTCCGACCCTACCGACCGCGCCCAGGCTGAAGAAGCCCTGCGCCGCGCGGCCACCGCCGACCAGACGGCCACCGCCCCCCGCTTACTCCTCGACATCGCCGACCGGCTCACCACCATCCGGCCAGCCAGCCCGATCCTCCCCCCACGCCGCGCCGCCCTCGCCCTCCGCTACGCGACGGACGCCGCCGGGTACGACACCCCGGCCAGCCACACCCTGGAGCGGGCGCTGCTCCGGGCGATGCCGGAGATCACCCGGCCGATCACCCGCGGCGAGTACGCGCTGCTTCTCCGCAAGGCCGGGCGGGTGGCCGAGCTGCACCGGCAGGCCGCCGCCGACTACGGGCGCGGCCCCCGGCCCGCCGACGCCCGCAACGCGCTCGCTCACGCCCGCACGTCGGGCAACGCGTCCGCGCCCATCCGCTGAACCACCCGGCCGGGCGCACCCGCTGCGCCCGGCCGGCCACGCCCCCGGAGCACCCCATGCGCTTCCTGTACCTGCTCGCCTTCGTCTGGGCGGTCGCCCTCCCGACCTTCCTGATCGCGAGGGCCCTCGGATGACCCGCACCCGCACCGTCGAACGCAGCCGCCTCGTCCCGCACACCATCGACGGCACCACCCACCTCGTCCTCGACCGCTACAAGGTCGACGTCCCGCAGCCCCCGCGCGACTGGGACCGCGTTGTGCTGACCGGGGTCACCGCGGCTGCCGCCATGATCGGCGTCGCCTCGGTCCTCTGGTCGACCGCGAGCATCGGCAGCCTCCTCGACCTCGTCGTCCCCCTCACCGCCGCCGCGTACGCCGCAGCCCTCGTCTTCGACCTCGTGTGGCTGTCCTGCATGGCCCTGGAGTGGCTCGCCCGCTACGACCAGGAGCGCGCCGCTCTCCCGCGCCGCGCCGGGTACATGGCCCTCGGCATCGCCATGGGCGCGGTCGGCGCCCACGGCTGGATCTCCGGCGAGTTCGCGATCGGCTGCGTCGCCGCAACGGTGTCCGGCCTCGCGAAGGTCATGTGGACCGTCGTGCTGCGCCACCACGCCAAGCCCCTCGACAGCCACACCCAGCAGTGGGTCGACGCCGAGCGCGCGAAGGCGGGCGGCCGCCTCGCGATGGTCTCCGTCCGCCGCGAGCTCACCCGCGCCGAGCAGGCCGTCGCCGCCGAGCGGGCCGCGATCTCCGGAGCCTCCGGAGAGGCTCCGGAGAACGATCCGGAATCTCCGGAGGGCAAGGAGGAGGCTCCGGACGAGCAGCAGCAGCCGCCCGCCACTGGGCCGATGACCATTGCGGATGCCGTCCGGATGGCGCTCTCCTGCGGCATCTCGGATCCGGAGAAGGTCCTGCGCTACGTCCGCCAGGTCGCCGACGCGAACGCCAAGGAGGAGAGCGTCCTCCGGACCCTCCGGATGGAACGGAAGGCAGCATGAGCAACGGCAAGCCGATTATCCCGACGCGGATCATTCCCGGGGGAGTACCGCTCCCGTCCGGCCCGCCGCCGCTCGGCGCGGTACCCCCGTGGCGCGCCCCGGCCCCGGAAGCACCCCCGCCGCCGCCCCCGCCCGCACCGCCCGCG